ACGTTCTGCCCTGGGTTGTCGTCGAACTCGATATAGAGTGCGTCGGTGCTCCCAGCGTTCGCAGCGTTTAGTTCAGGCGAGATGGTGACGACCGCCCCGGCGGCCGTGCGCTGGCTGTCGAACAGGTGCGAGCTGTTGATCGCCCCGGCATAGGTCACGGCCTCGGCGTTGGTGATACTGAGCAGATTGGTGGTCCCCGCCGCGCCGTGTTTGATGGCGAAGGTGCCGTTAAGCGCGGAGATCAAATCCCCACTGACTAGGCGTAAATCTCCCGTGGTGAGGGTGGTTGAAGCGCCGCTTACCGTCACCGCCCCCCCGTCATTAACGCACAGCCCGACATTGCCCCCGTCATCCTGGAGGCAGAGTCCATCCGCGTCGGGAGCGGCGACCGTCGAGGTCACGATGCCCTCTGAGGACACCCCACCGGAGCCCAGCGAGATGCGGGCCAGGGCGGGGGTTGCGAGGTAACAGGCGGCGCTGCTGACGAGAGCGAGCAAGATTATTCTAGGCTTCATGCTTTCTCCTAACGCAACTTCTCTTCCCCGTATTCAATCCAGAATTGTATGGTCGATGAAGTGGCGAGGCCGTGCGTCACCACGCGCAAATCCTTGACGATAGTGGGGAAGGCGATACTCAGCGGGATGTCCTTGGGTGCCACGATGGCGGCCGAACTGGAGACGGCTATCGTCCCATCGACAAAAGTTTTGGTCGTATGGTGGATGGTGAATTGCGCCTCCGTCCCGCTGGCCAAGACCGCCATACTATAGGCATAACCGGTGATCGTCGTCGTCGAAGTCGCACTAGAGTTGCGCGCATGGACGGCGAAATAAGTCAGATGCTCGTCCTGGACCTTGAAACTCTGCCCAGCGAAGAGGCTGACGGGCAGGATGATGGCTGCCATGACGAGCGAGCAGAGGATAAATTTCTTCATACTTCGATCTCCTTTTCTTTCAGTCGCTTTTCCGCTTCACGGCCCTTGTCCGCCCACTCGTAAAGCTCGTTGAATAGAACTTGCAACTCGCGCATCCGGCCGCCATTGAACGCCGAGCCCAGGGCGGTCAATTCGATGCCGTACTTGCTCGACGGGCTCCACAACGCCCCCCTGGGTAGGCCATCGGCATCGTCGAGACTCATCCGCTTCAGGAGGCGGGGTTCGAGGTCCACTTTCCAGAACGACGATTCGAGGAATTGCCAGACGCGCCGGCCGCGCGTGAGGTCGGCCTTCCAGCGTCGGATATCGTCGGCTTGCTCGGCGTTCATACAAACGGCGCCTCCTGATTGGCGGCCCCTTGATTCACCGTGGCGATCTCCGGCCGGGCGAAGGGCACCCCATCGGGGAAGATACTGGCGGTCGTGGGGCTGACATTCTCCGGCTGCCCCCGTCCGGCCATGATCTCTTTGCGCCGGAGTTGTCCCATCTTGTCCTCCGCCGCCCGGCGCGGGTCGGCGAGGAGCGCCGCCAATTTCTGCGTGGTGGCGTGGAGGTGCGCCTTCATCAGCAGGTGCGTCCGGTCGTCGATGATCTCTTCCTCGCGGCCTTTGTTGTATTTGGGGCTATTGATCTGGATGGTATGATCGACGAGATGCAGGGCGAGGTTCTCGTTGGCGTGCGGCTCGGTTGGGATCCCTTGGAGCATCAATTCAAACTCTTGATCGGGATCCAACTGGCCATCCTGTTTGCGTAGGATATTACTCGTATCGGCCCAGCCGAAGGCTTTGAAGATGCGGCGCATGATGTCCTCGATATTGACCCGCGCCGCTTCGGTCATGCCCAGCGAGATGCGCGCCTGTTCGTACTTGAGCGCCTGGTCCAAGAGGACCATCATCTGATTGCGCAGTAGTGCGTCATCCCCGAAACTGGGGTCGTACTCGATGACATAATCGAAGCCCACCCCGTCGGTGTAGATGTCCCACATGTTGAATTCGGACAACAAGGTTCCACCGTCCGGTCCGTAAATCTGGAATGGCACCTTGTCAAATTGGAATTGAGAGAACAGCTTTTCCATGTACCACATCTGGTCTTGGAACCCGGCGAGGATCATGCGGCGGATCGTGGTCGTCCGCTGCGCGACATTCCGGGCGATCTCCATGAGCCCGCCCAAGGTCTTATGCGTCTGCTTGGTACCCTCTGGGCCGGGGGAGAAATCGGCGACGGCGATGGCGCGCTCGATCAACCCTTTAGTATTGGCCTCTTGCAAGAGCATGGACTGCGTGACATCCGTTTGCTCTAAAGACATAATCTCATGCGCTACCGAGGTGGAAGTACGCACGCGGATTTTCCCCCCGGCGCGGGGTTTGAAATCATCGAGGAAGGGCACTGCGTCCTCATTGTACGCCACCATCTTATTGATGATGCGCACCCAATTCTGCATTGACAGTTTGTGGATATCACCCAGCTCATAGAAGTTGCTCTCGATGGGCTCGATGGCCCCGGTGCCGTAGAGGAAACCTTTCTGCGGGGTGTAGATTTTCAGCCGGTAGGGGATGCGTGGGGCATGGTTCATGTTGGCGCGGTAGGCGACTACCCAGGTGTCATTTGCCACGACCCAGAAGCGAGTTTTCTCGAAATGCCATTGAAAATACATCTTGTCGATATCACTCAGTTCCGGCTGCACGTCCTCTGCCAACTGCCCGGCGATGGCCTCACGTATCTCTTTGCCTAGATCGCCGCCCTCGGCAGAGTGCATCGGTTGTAATTGCCCTGGGCGATGCTCACCGATATCAGCATAGACCTGGGAGAAATCAAAGAGGGGGATGCGCTCGCCGGTCTGCGGATCCTGGTACATCCGCCGTTCCATGTTCTCCAGTGAATCGGCGGGCACCTGTTCGATGAGCCAATGCAGATCTCGGTCCTTGACCGGCCCCGGCTCGGGGAAGATATTGAACACGTCGGGGAAGCGGGTGTGATATCCCACCCGCTCGGGGTACTGCGCCGCGACTTCCTCGATGCTCTCGTACTCCACCGGCTCCGGCTCCGCCAGTTCTACCACGCGGCCGAGGACATTACGGAGGTGGTCCATGAAGCGGGTACGCCGCACCCGCTGCCACTTGCGGCCCACGATATATTCATTCGCCCACTCATCGGCTTCCCAGGCATTGCCGGTAATGCACATCTCACGTATCGACGTGGTGAAATCCATCTGGAAGCGGCTTTGCCGGAAATAATTAGCAGCAATCGTAGAGAAATTAGCGGCCGATTTCTCCTGCCCGGCGCGTTTGGCCTGCACGCGGCAGGGCGGGCGGAGTTGGAGGATCGGCTCGGCGATTTTACTGACTAAATCCTCGATGATGCCGTAGGCATAGGCCGGTCCGGTATTGGGCTCATCGGCGTCCGCCGTGGCATCAACGATATTCCGGTAGATCTTATTGCAGCGCACAAACGTGGAGAAATACGGTTGGACGTACGCCGTGGCCTGCCGGAAGCGATTGCGCGAGAGGTCTATCAGGGAATCATGCTTTTCCGTGTCGGCGAGGATATCGTCCAGCGTCCAATCTGCGCCAGCAGGGAAACTCATTCTAGGCCGCGTAGGAAGTCATCCACGTCTTGCTTGTCGTCGTACTTGCGCCGGCAGTCGTGGTTGCGCCGTAAGGCGTTGACCGCCTGCTTCTGCGCGCTCTGGATTTTGTCGGCATCGTCGAGGCCGCCGATATGGTCGGACGGGGGGAGGCGGAGGAGTTGATCGACGCGACCGTCGCAATGCACGCACTGCCCACGCGCCTCAATGGCGTCATCGTAGACGACGAACTCCACCACCCCCTCAAAATCACCGACGGCGAGGAAGCGCAGGCGGTCCTGCTTAAGCAACGGGCGGCCGACGGCATCGACGAGCGACCGGGCATGTCGCGGGTTACGCATGTTTCCCCCACCGATAAGCCGCTGGGGAGGGGCGCTTAAGGGGCATCATGCACCGCGGTAGCCATTCCCCCGTACGCTCGGTGTGTACAAGTCCGGCGCGGGGGTGTCCGGCGGGAGGTAATTGGCGCCACCGAGGGCGAGATAGCGCACCAAGTCCATCGCGTCTTTATGCTGCAACTCCGGGGTCTCACCTAGTCCCTTACGGTCATCGCGGTTTTCTTTCCAGCCGTAATGGGTGAAGCCGAAGCGGTGGTTCTTCATGCCCTGGAGGCAGAACAAGCGGGGGGCCACCCCGCGCACCGGATCACCCAACAGATCCTTGACCTTGAGGTGCCCCTCTTTGAGCGAATCGGCCGGCAACAGGAAGCGCAGTGGCCAGCCGATCGCCCGCCCGGCGCGGGACAGCGCATCCATCACCCGCTCGTTCGAGTTAACCTTAGGCGACGGCCCGAAATTGGGGTCGATCCACCGCCGGTCAGCCGCCTTGCCCAGGAGGAGCTCGGTCTCTTTTATCATCTTGGCGTAATCGTCATAGCCCCACGAGCAACTGGTGATTTTATGAAACGGCCGCATACTCTCGTCCGGCCACTCAGCGACGACGAAAGTTACCCCGTTGGGGAAAGTGGCATACCAGCCGAGGATGAAGGGTTTCCGGTCGTGCGGATCAACGACCAGGCGCAGCGTGTAGAGTTTCTTCTGCCAACAAGCAGTGTAGTAGGGCGGCAGAAATTCCGGCTCATGCCCGATGACCCGGCCGTCCTGGTCCAAGTAGCCCTGCCGGTAGGCTTTGTAGATGACCCCTGCCAAATGCAGGTACTTCCCATCCCGCCGCGCCGGTAGTTCGGCCGCGTCGTAATCACGGTACTGGGCGTGCAGTGCCGCCGCCGGGATGACCCCACGCACCCCATGCTCGATGGTGTTCTCTAAGGCTGAAATCTCAAAGACAAAAACATCTTTGCCCAGCCGCGCCTCAACCTCCAACTCGTCGTGATACCAGCCCGAACCTTCCAGCGGGGTGAGGATGAAAAAAATGATACCACCATAACGAAAGCGCGAGGTGAGGCCCGTCCAATGCCGCCGTGGCATCGGCTCATCCACGATCGCCCAGTCTAAAGTTATCGACTCCCCAGCCAGCGGGTCCTGGTCGAAAGTGAAGAGGTCAAACTCCGCCCGTGTGCGGATGAACTTAAAATACGAGGCGAAATCCCGCCCCCGCTTGGACGCCACATATGACCCCCGCGAAAACCACCGCGCAATCTCATCTGGATAGGAGTTCTTCGCCGCATTGGCGGTGGTACAGATGCGCCCGCGCGGCGGACGCTCCACGGTCCGGTAGCGCGCAAAATAAGGGACCCGAGCGAAATAGGGATTCGGCACCCGCGAGGATAAAAAATTGGCCAGGTTGATGGCAAAACAGGTCTTCCCCGCACTATTCCCCGCACGGATGATAACATGGTAAATGTCTTTACTCGCCGGGTCTAAATGCGCTAACCCCAGCAGCACCCGTTCAAAGGCCCCGTTGGGCGTGTAGTACCGACCACGCTCCTCCTGCCGGCGACGCTCCAACTCAACCCGCGCCCCGGCCGCGTGATCCGCCACCCCCGTGACGCCGGTCAATATTCCTCCGCCGGTAACACCGGAGTAGCAGCGAAATCCGCCAAGGACTTTTGCCCCAACGCCAACTGCGCCAACTGGGCATCACTCAGTTCACCGTAAAGATTGATGTTGACCTCCCCCCCCTCTTTCAATTTGCCACGCACCCGCAAATTTAACTCCGCCCCACGTAAACGAATCTCGTGATCCGGGCGCGGGGCATCCTCCACGATCTCGCCCTTGTAAGCAAAAACTTTCACCTGCTCCGCCCCATGCGCCGCACCAATGACCCGCGCCGAATCCTCCAACGTCGCACCATGCAAATCAAGAAAACCGTGCAGAAAAGCAGCCACCGCCGGCTTCTTGAATATCTCCCGCACCTGCGCCCCGCGTACCCCAACCTCCCGACCAATCTGGGACCCGCTCTTCAATGGATCGGACAAGCGCTTCTCAATGCAAAGACGCTCACGGGCCGAAAAAGCCGACCAACGCGGCGCCCCAAGCACCAGAGGAATTTGGCCGCGATCAGGAATATCCGCCGGATCTGACATCCGCTCCAACCTCCACCGGAAAATAATAAGTCGCCAAAGTATAAGCCACTTTGTCCCAAAAGTCAAGAAAAAAAAGAGAGAGGCGGCGGCGCCCGACATGCACCACCACCTCAAAATTAAAAGCGGCCGCCTAGAGGTCTCGCTTTAGACAACC